CCACCTGTATTAACAGAACCGGCAAAGCCTATACTTCCCGAAGTTGAAGTGCTTGCACCCGCACCGCCGCCGCCTGCACCGCCAGTTCCTCCTGATGCCGTTGGGGTTCCGTTACCTTCTCCGCCTCCCCCTCCGCCAGCGTAAGTTACTGAGGAGCCGCTTATAGATGATGCAGTTCCAGAACCGCCATTACCGCCAGCTCCGCTACTACCGTTTCCAGCAGAACCTACCGCACTTGCACCGCCACCGCCACCGCCTGCGATAACCCCTCCACCTGAAATAGCAACACCGTTTCCTCCAGCGGAACCTTGACCAGATGTTCCAGAAGCTCCTAACCCGCTAGCACTACTACTTGTTGCGCCAGAACCGCCACCACCTGAACCGCCCGTGGCTGCATTGTTAGTATTTCTACCACCACCACCACCACCGCCTGTCGCTGTTGCAACAGCACCAAATACAGAATTTGAACCGTTAGTTCCTGCGTTTCCGCTTGCTGCCCCACCAGCACCACCCGCACCAACTGTGACCGTGTAAGAAGTGGTTGCAATTAAAGTTGAAGTTGACGTAAGTAAACCGCCAGCACCGCCACCGCCACCAGAATCTCCACCGCCGCCAGCACCACCCGCCACAACAAGGTACGTTGCGGTAACGGTTGCAGTAGTTAGCAATGTGAAGCCAAATGCGGCTGCACAAGCGGCTCCTAGTTTAGAGAGGCGTGGCATCTGTAGTCCTTAAGCAAACTTGGTCTGTGAAGCCAATACTGTATATGTCGCAGAAGCAGTCTTAATAATTTCGTATGTGTATGCGTCAATGCTACTGGCGTTACCCGCTGTAGGCGCAGTACCACCTTGCCACTTAGGAGTCACACTTGTTCCATCAATTGTTACTGCGCTGTTGTAATACGCAGTTGCACCTTGCGTCACTAAGAATGACACAGACACAGAAGTGTTTGCAGCCATCATGCTGTTGAGCGTTACGCTACCGCTGCCACGCAAGTTGACTGTCCAATTTGCAGACGCATTACTTGTGTAATACAAAATGGCTTGCGTTAAACAATCAAAGTTAATTGTTCCAGTAGCCGCCGTTGCAGAAACCGTTGTTGGTTCTTGAATGGTGGTAATGGTTGTATTGGTTAATGCAAGATTACCAAGGCTAGTTGTTGTGTTGCCTAAATACACCGCCGTATTGCCAAGCGTAACCGCAGTAGCAAAATTAGTATCCAATTGAGATAATGGAATAGACGTTGTTGCTGTGGCAAAAGTATATGGAACGGTCATTTAGAACCTCACTCTTAATTCATGTTCAAATTCAAATCCGTTGTAAACATAAGCAGGATTTGATGATGTTACTGTGATTCCAACGTATTTTCCATACATTGAAGCGTCTGTTTTGTATAAGTTGTAGCCAATTGTTCCCCAACCAATCTGCACGCTGGAGTTATTTACCCACGGGATAATTTGCAAACTGTTGTTAATCCAACTCACTAGGCTAGATAGCGTATATGGTGGACTTTGTTGATTTTCACTATCCACCGTAGCTTGCATCGTAATAGAACTGATGTTGCTTGCCGTAGCCTCAATGCCAATCTTTAACGCTTGCTTGGTTCTAATTGGGTCAGACATTGGCAGCAAAGCTGTTTGCACTCTTGATGTAATAGATGCTGACGCATTACCGTATAACTGGTAAAGGCTATTTCCTGATGTGCCAAACAATGTCACTAACCCGTTTACGGGTACAGAAGTCACATATTGCAGTGCATCACCCTGAGAAGTAATAAACCATTTTTTCTCAAAGAACACCGCTTGAACATACCGATACGATTGCGTGAATTGAGCATCGTAATACCGAAAATTAAACGCCGCACACAGAATGTTATTCAGCAATACTTGACCCGAATAGATTGGGTAGCTGAAGTCAATGTTGGGGAACATTCCGTCCAAAGAGTCTGAAATCTTAGAAGTTGTAGAACCAACCAGCGCATATACCCCATAGTCGTTTAAAAACAACACTGACCGAAAATAAGGGAAAATAGCGTTAGCCCGTTTGCTTCCTACGGATGCAGAGACGTTGGTATTGGTAAATAACGTAATACCGTTGGTGTCTACTCGAACGTCAGAAAAGACGTTAATTGAGTCATCGCCAAAAATATACAAGAAATTATTTGCTGACAATATTTGTTGAATATTGCCATGCAGTGTTGAGTCAGTTAAGACAAAAGACCCGGCAGACACACTTGTGAAGTCTGTGTAGGAATCTGAAGCAGAATAATAAATAGTCCTACCGGCAGCAATAAAAACCCTGCCGCTAAAAGAAGCAATACCGCAATTACGGTCGCTGTTAACAATCCCTTTAATAACTGCATTTGCTCCACCTCCACCAGATATTGTGACCGTCAAGTTAGCCGCATTGGTGTACCCAGAGCCGGGGTTAGTCATGATAATTTGTTGAACCTGACCACCGCCCAATACCGCAGTACCGGCTGCGTTTGTTCCGCCACCGCCACTAAACGTGACAACAGTATTAGCAGAATTTGTATATCCGGTTCCACCTGTTACTACAACGGCTGACGCTGTGCCTGTTGCAAACGTGACAACACCCGCAATTGCTGTTGCGTTTGAACCACCACCACCAGAAATAGTAATTGTTGGAGGCGGGACACCGTAACCAGAACCGGCATCATCTAACGAAACAAGTGCAACGACTCCAGATAAAACTGACGCTGTTGCATTGGCTTGAGTGCCGTTTGCATTAAGTGGCGCACTGATAGTAACGGTAGGTTCGCCGGTATAACCAGAACCGCCATTAGTAACTGCAATAATGCCAACAGAACCAACAGATACAACATTGTTGCCATCCCAAGTAAAGTAACCCTTTGTCGGGTCAAGAATAAGCATACGCTCATTTTTCCATTGACCTGTAATTACGCCAGTATTGGAAAACGTACCCGCAACAGCAACATTGCCTGTTGCTTTGGTGTCTAGGTTGTAATACTGTGCGCTACCGTCTGTTTGAAAAGCAATAACGTAATCAGTTATATCAATGTTGCAAGACGTTAAATGCGTAACAGTATTTGCCCAGACAACAGCGTTGTTACTTGTATCTTTAGACGTAATATAGCTAGGGATAATCTTTAAATTGCCGTAGCCAATCGGTTGAGCATTTTCAACCCAAGAAAATTCTTCTTCTTCAATAGCTGTGCGGTTAGCCTTAGTGTTAAGCCCTTTAAATTGCTTAACAACTTTGTAGCTTTTCTTTTGCTCTGCCGCTGCCATGATTAGTATGGACTGCTATAGGCTGAAGGAATCCTGCGAGTAAAAGTCGTATTCAAGACGCTTCTTGCATTGTTAATGTACTCTTGTTTAAAAATCTCCGCCTCACCAAACGATTGCTCATAATACTTAGCGGAATACGCAGCATAGTATTGAGGGCAAGAAGTGTATGGGTCAGTAATTGTGTCAGCAACAGTAGGAGCAGCCAACGTCATATCTGTTGGCAAAATAACAGTATCAATCTCTAATTGATAGATTTGGTCTGGAATAGGACCAATGTAAATAGTATTTTGTCCGTAAATTGAAAACGCTTCTGGTCTACCAATATAGTTTTGCCAAAAACGCATACGAGCATTAAAGTCTGTCCACGGCAAGTAATTCAGCGGCACACGACTATTGCCCCAATACAAATTTACGTTAAGAATATCAAGCGTGTTTGCGCCTTGTGGCAACGTAGAGTACGGAATTTGTTCTACGTTTCCTACATACGTTAATCCGCAAGTGCCATCTGTAAATTGAGTGCTGGGTGGATAGTTTGTTGTGCCGGATGGATAAGGGGGAGCTGTTGTTCCGCTTGTTCCTGCTAATGTCACTTGATAAATAAAAATGTTTGAAAAAACAAAGTCATTTAAACTGTATGGCGTACTTGCAGTCCACACCGTTGGATTTGTAGCGGTTGCGCTATTAAGCGGGGCAGCAACGGGGGCGGGAGATTGTGTAACTTGAATGGAGCGCAGACAGCCAGTATCCCGCACCGTTCTTGCACGAGCGGCATTGATGTAATCTGTTAGCTGCTGGTCCGTATAAAAATTGGCATTAGCATCATGCAGCAAACGTCTAACTTGGGTGATGTATCCCGACAAATTTTGAGACATTTACCTTCCATAATCTTTAAGCTGCTGACAGGACTTTTCCCCCACGAGATTTTACAACCTCTAGGGGTACTCTTTCCACCAACGGGGATAACGATTGGTTCTTTTTTGGAGGCTCGGTGGACAGCTCCCATTTAGACAAAAGCTCTAAACCTTTATCTAAATCATTAGAAGTTGTAATCCAACCAAGCCTTGCCAAATAAGGTTCTTTGTTGTCATCTCCATAACCAAAAACGTGCTTGGCTACTTCAATCGGCACTTCTACCGTTTCGCCTTTGCCAAAAGTATAGAATTTACCGGCATAGCCATCTTTCCATACTTTGTCAGAATTATTAGTTACAAAGATAACAGACATTTAGAATCCTACAACTTGTCCAAAAACGCAAATATCAACGGTGTTAGCGTTGCCAGAAGCGGTGTTTACATTTACAAACAGCGCAGAAGTTGTGTTTCCTGATACTGCGGTGTTAGCACCATAAACACCAGCAATTGTTAAATCTTGAAACCTATTGACTGCGCTAACCGTAGATAATGCCACATTAGCGACAACAGCGTTAGACGTATTGCCATCGCCGCTTGTGGTAATAGATACGTTAGCAGTTGAAACGCTGCCACTTGGATTTTGAACAGTAATGCGCCTAATAATTACGCTTCCTGAAGTTGCTGCATTACCGCTGTTGGTCATACCACCACGCAACAGAGGTAACGTAACAACAGCATTTCCAGCGGTATTAAGTGCAGTCGCTCGAATCTGTGCAACTAATCCAAAACCGAAACTATCAAGATAGAGCTGACTGACTGCATCTGGATTTGCCATTTCAGTTCCTTAACTGTTGTAAGTGCCGGTAGCAGCCTGACCACCATTGACCGTAGCCAAGATAATCGTAGATGCAGTTGCAACAATTGTGTTTGCACGCACGTTAACACCGTCAGAAATCAACACACCGCCAGTATTATTGGCAATGAGGGTTGACCAAGTAGATGGCGTTGCACAAGCAGTATTGGTGTTGTAAGCCGACACCGCTTCAATTGTTACGTTAGCCGTTGGGAACAGCAGATAAGTACCCGCAGGAACAACGGTAGTGCTGTTGTTTCCAGTAAGGGTTGTTAACTGCCAATATGCACCGGGGGTATTGGTGCTTGCACTTGCGAGGACAATCTTGTTTAGACCGAGAGCCATGACTATTTCTCCTTAAATCGAAATTGAGTTATAGCTAGACACACGGGTCATCGACTTGGGCTTGGTAGAAACCAATTCCGCAATCATCAACACCGCACCAACGTAACCAATCTGCCAGTTAGGTAGAGTTGATTCAAAGCCGGTAAACACAAACGAACCTTGTTCGTGAATGTACAGTGAGAGGTAATTGCTGTTGATGAAGTAGACCGTACCCTCTGGGCAATATGGGTCTGGATAGATTGGCACACCGGCAACCATCAAAGCACGGAAAGCTGCTTGAGGACCGTTACCATCACTATCAAATCCCGAACCGGGGGTAATGACATACTGTTCTTGACCAACGTAGTCTTGAGCCAATAGAGTCCAAGTACCAAAACCGCAGACACCAAAAGTAGGAACTTCTGCGCCGTTCTTCACGGTTCCAGAAATGTACTGAAGAATGTTTTGACGGGTTGGGTTGACGTTACCAGCATTGTAAACCTTCGACTTCCACCAAGTGTAGGTCGTGCGGTTAATGTTGCCGTAAGTAGTCATGTTCGTGCCATCGTCAATTGCGCCGGGCAGACCAATAAACTGTTGGGTATTGGTGTAGTTGGTGTACAAGGCTGTTGCCATTGCATCCATCATCACGTTGGTCGCATCGTTCATGCGAGCTTCAATCAGAGGAATAATAGCGTAGTCTTGTTGAACCGCACCTTCCATCCCTAAGAATGGAACTGGAGCAATCATCAGCTTAAGGTTGAACTCAGCGTTAAACGCACCTTGCTGAACTGATGGCTGGTTAAACGAACCAGAGTAATCAGACCATTGTGCATTAACAAACTGTGCGCCCTGAACTGGCACTGTCACTTGGCTCACACCGCCTGATGCTTGCTGACTGTTTGCAATCAGAGCAGCCATAAGGGGGGTTGAGTTGTATAGCTGTACCACAAGTTTAGGGATAAACGCCCGTCTTGTGACATAGGTAAGCTCGTTATATTGCGAGCTACCTGATGCTGGTAAAATTCCGCCGCCTATAGGCATAGCAGGCTCCTTAGATTAAAAAAATTATCCCCAACATTAAACATTAAACACCAATTGGTCTACGACCATTGTTTCTAATTTCATGTAACGCTGTAGCCGCTTCATTTCGTGCAGCACCTTGTGGATTTTTCCAATACTTTGACAAGTCAAACTTGTTAATCATATTTGGGTTGTATCCAGTAGGGGTTGGAGTAGCGGCTTGTTTCATCCACTCCCAATGCTGCGCTGCTGTGTCGTGGCTGGTAATACCTTGTTCAAGCATGATTTTTTCAATCTCTTGAATATCTTCGTCAGTGCGAGCAATTCCTTGCTCTTTTAAAGCACGGCGTTTTGATTCAAGATGCTCTCGAATGTCTTTTTCACGCAACTTGTTTTCTAGCTGCATAACCCGTTCTTCAGCTTGATTGACTTTCTTGTTTGTAAAGTCCTCAAGTTGCAATTCGGGAATCACCATGTTTGGCTTTACCCGTTGAGTCAGGCGCAAAAATTCTTTGCGTGTTTCAGGATTGTCCGACAATTGTTTTGCAAGCAAAGCTAATTCGTCACGGGCTTCCAGCGAAATATCTTCTAAGCTCATATTTATCCCCTAAGTGCGTTAGATAACTTTCTTGGTGTCACCGGGACGGGACATTGTCATCATGTTTTTGTATCCTGCTTTTGGAGCAGAACTCAGACCACCAAACTGCGAGAAACGTGGGGTGTTAACAATCTGCCCATTTTTCTGGCTGTTGTCGGTAGGATTACGAGGAGCCGAAGCACCACGGGGTTTGAACAAATCCATTGTGATTCCTTTACATTGGTGGCGGCATACCGCCGCCGGGAGGAGGAGGCATAGCACCGCCGGGCGCAGGACCCGCACCAGCACCCGGAGGGATGGGTGGAGGAGCAGGAGGTGCGCCGGGTGGAGCCATACCGGGAACTTGTGGAGCAGCCGCCATCGCTTTACCTTCAGGAGTGCCGCCCCCAGCTTGGGGTAATGACTGCAACAATTGTAGGATTTCTGACTGTTGCAATTCATTGGTCTTTGCTTTGCGTGGACCAAGAATAGTTGAAACTATGCGAATAGCATTAAGGACTTTTTGTCCTTCAGGCGATTCACTGCCAAGGGCAGGAAGTGATTGCTCAAGAAGGTCAGCCGCCATGCCAAGGTTAATCATGGACGCTTCACGGTTTCCCATCTTGGGTTCGGGCGTTGACATGGGTGCTGCCATTGGAGGAGCCGAACTATCGGACATTCCCATAGGACTATCTGATGCAGGAGGCATACCGCCGGGAGTGGCAGAATCCTTTTGACTTTGCATCAACTTCATCAACTGGTCTGGTGGCACAGCCATAATCAATCCCTAAGTAATTTTGCATAGAATAATCCTATGCAAGTATTTGTCAAGAGGAGGAGTTATTTTTTTGGTTCCCGACCCTCGGCAGGACTTATCGGCTACACGATAAATTTAGGGTTTAACCCCTAAAATTACTTGCGTGATTTACGACCTTTGCGAGCTTTACGCATTTTTCATCTCCATATCAAGAGGCAGCGACCTATTTATTAAGGGAAGGAAGCCACACCCTATACCCTGAACAGGTATTCTTTAACGCCGTGACTTGCGGCTTTTGCGACTTTTCCGATACATATTCTTCTCCAAGTATTATCCCCGAACGGTTCTGCCGTAATTTCTTGGTGTAGAACTACGGTTAAAACTTTTTGCTGCGGTAGTACGATATTGCAAGGCAGGAGCTTGTTCGCCACGCTTTAAACTCTCCGTGCTTACACGGGGTTGGTCTGCTTTAGGTTGAACTTGTGATGTTGCCATTACGCCACCTTTAAATCTGCTTTGCCCGGCTTTGGTTCCGGCTTAGGTTCTGATGCAGCTTTTTCTTCACGCCGCTTTAACTTCTCTTTAAGCAATTGCTTGCCCGGTGGCTCTAGCATATCAAGTAAGGATTCTTTGTCAATAGCTTGAGCTTTAAATAAACTGAACGCTAATTCCTTAGTATCTTCTGTAAAGATTGGGGAATTGGAGTGAGCGTCCACTTTCACCACAAAGTCCTTGGTGAACTGTTCAGCAATAAAAGGCGTGCCTTCAGTGTCTTTGAAGTGCGTGGGGTCGTAGGCTTGCATCAATTTAAGATAAAGTGTTGCTACTTTTTCCAGACTATCTTCGACAATGAGGGCACGTTTCTTAGCACGGCTTGAACCCAAACGGGCAAGTTGACTTGCGTGTCCCTGAGAGCGAACACCTGATTCGCCACGCCCAGAAAGCACGTTAGAGATACCAGACACTTCTGAGAACATGGCATCAATCTCATGAATTACTTCAAAGAGGTTTGATGGCATTTCAGGCGCAAGGCGTTCAACCTTGGCGTTTGGCATATCGCTTGAAAGCAAACCGCCAGCACGGTTCAGTGCAAAGTTTTTCTCATCCAAGATACCTGTAAACCCGGTAAGGGCTGTTGGAGGCGAAACTTGTTTGGAGAGGAGGTCTAACACTTCAGTCATGCGGTTGTTACGCAAGCCTTGAAGTAATAACATTTTTTGTACTTCAGATTGTCCCCAAAAATAATCGTACTGAGGGTTTGGGCAAATTTGAATAAAAGGACATTCGCCCTTTAAGAACAAAGATGAACCAGCTCTATCGTAAATGACAATATCAGGGCTTGCCATAGTGACAACCTGATAGTCCATTGTTTCATCGTTCCACACCCACAATTCGTGCATCTCAATGGTTTCTTCAGCAAGACGGGCGTTGTACCTGTTCATGCCGTACAAGTCCATATTGACTTGACCATAGATGGTTGGATTAGTAGCCGACATAACAATACGGGCTACACCATCGCCACCGTCCGAACCATCGCTGCTTGAAGTTTTGATGTTAGTTGTGACTCGCTTAACAATCTGCTCACGCTTTGGGTGTGAATACAGACGGGCAAACAACTCAGACTTAGTAATGTAGTAGCGTTGGCAAATAGCTTCTTGTCGGTCAACGTAAGGCGTATCTTCACGCAACACGCCTATTGCACCGGGTTCAATCATGTAAGGGTGGATACCACCACTGTAGACAAGTTTGACAAAGGTGGTGTTGTAGACCAATGACCAAGTTAATGCTGTTGAGAATACTTGGTCAGCATTAGAGTTAAGCCATTCATCGTTAAGAGCATTTGTGAGAATTGGCGTTTTGCGATATTCAATATCTGGGACTGCCGCACCCATAGCAATACTAAAGCGAGTAGTCTCAGCCGAATACAAGAACGATGTAAGCTGGTCAATATGCGGATGAATCTTGTTGAAGTACGCAGGAGGTTCATCAGGACCCGCACCAAACAAATAGTAAGAGCGTAACGTGCCGTAATCGGCTTTACGTTCTTCCCTAGACACCATGCACTTATTCATGAGGTCTAGATAGAAGTTTTCCCGTTCGTCATTATTTGGTGGGATACGCATTATTTCTTAATTGTCAGGTTATCGGGGTCCCGCATTGTTGCGTTGGGGTCAGTCCTAGGTCCTGATTGTATCCCTGCATCGCGTGGTGTCAAGCCCACCTGTTCATTTTTTACAGGCTGACCAAAACGCCCAGCAAGGACAGAAGCCATATTCATGCCTTGGAAGCCGCCCCCCCAGATTGCTGAGTCACCAGCACGGGCTTCTTGGGGCTGCGGCGGCGGTGTAGGTTGGCTCTGGGAATCTTTGCGGGGTCTGCCACGCTTTTTGGGGGTGGCGTACTTTTCGGCTTCTGCGTATTCTTTTTCCGTGAACTTGTTGTTGCGCTGGAGGTAGCCTGATTGGTTCTCTCCTTCACGGGTGGACTTAATGTTTGACATTCCAAATTCGTTGGCAAGACTTTTGAGGTGCTTGTCTGCGGCTTTGGACTTGTCTGAAACAAAGCCCGGACTCTTAAGAAACACTTGTAAAACCAATTCATCGGTACACCCCTCTGGACAAGTAGGTTCAAAGCCTTCAAAGAAGCCATGCTCCTGACATTTGTAATCTCTAAGTATACGAGCCATCATTTATCCCCTATCAAGTTGTTCACCAAGCGTTGAATCGTAATCAGCCCGGTTCTTTACGCCTAATTTAAGTTTAATTTCCCCACCTACTACTTGTAACCCATAGCCACGAACCATCTTAGGTTTGGATTCCTTGCGGTACTGCACAAACTTGGTGTTATCACGGTTTTGCATCACCGCTACGTCCCCATTACGCCATGCTTTGTATGCTTTGCTGGTTCTGCGCTGCACATACTCAGATAATGGCGCATTTTGGTTAATAAACACCTCAACCATCGTTTTTGTACCCAATCCTGCTAAATCTGCGAACAAATCAATGCTTATGCCCCGATTCTGGTCTGCAAAGAACAATTTCATGGTTCTGAGCAACTCTTGCTTAGATATGACGCTGATTTCCACCGTAGATGCCTATTTGTTTTAAATAATCGCTTACATTGCGCCCCATAGCCACTTCTTCAGGAGTTAGCTCCTCTTGTTTCCTAGATACGTCCCTAGAGATGCGTCTGCCAATCAATTGAGGCTGAACTTGCTCGGCATAGGCGGCTGCTGCCAAAGCTGAGGCAATTACACGGTCATCTTTATTCCTGCCAGTAGCTTCAATTGAACCACCGTCTCGCACCACGGTTTTCATTTCCTCAATGGTATCCATGTCTCGAATATCCATCATGTTGCGCTCAAAGTAATCCTTCATGTAGGTCAACATACGTTCTTTGGTAGCAGAAGTAGTCAGCCAGCCCATGCTTTGCGAGAGTCCACCAAGGCTGTCGTTCTTTCTCCAGATGTAAGAAGTCATGCTACCCAGCACGTTCATCAAATCTGTGCCCATCTGGTTGCCCATGTTAGAGGCTAGACGTTTAAGGTTACGCAATTCGTTAATGACTGCTTGCCCCGGACCGTTAACCTCTAGGTTAAGCGTAGAATTCCTGTAAGCCCCGGCTAGGTGAGCAATCACCCAAGCATATTGATAGGTATTCATTTCAGAGGTGGCAAACGCCGCCACCTGTTCCAAGCCATCGGAGTACGCCCGATATACTTGTATGCAAAACCTATCAGCCCAATCACTAGAACCATAGGCAGGGTCAGCACCAATAACGTAGTAAGCAGTATCGACTGGTTCTTCCCAGACCTTAAGTGAGGCAAGACGTTCCGTTGACTTGAGTACATTTGTGTCTTGGAAGTTTGCCCCAAAGGAGTAGCGGTAATAATCGGGGGTTTGTTTCTTGGCGGCTTTAGCGGCATCGGTACACCGTGCGTTAGAAAAGAAAGAAGTGCCTGTCATGACAAAGGCGTAGTCCTCTGTAGGAGGAAACTCTTGGTACATTAGTGAATCGTCTTTGATGCCTTCAAGAAGTTTCCACCGCCACCACGCTATTTGTCGTGAATTGATTTCTACGTTGTACAACTTCTTAATATCTTTGACCCACTCTTTTTCTTCACCCGTTAGTTTGCCATCCCAATAAACTTCGTATGTTTTACCTTTAGGGTCGAGTGAATACAACTCGTTGCGCCACCAGCCACAAAAAATAGCTCTCTGTGTTCTAGCCCGTTTAGCTGTTGTATACATATCGTGAAACATATTGAAGCCCCGTGCAGTGGATTCAAAGATGTACATCCGCATGGGATTAGTTTCAGCAAGCGAAGCCAAGAGGGAAGCAAGACCTTCTTCATCACCCCAACTGCTTGTTTCTGTTCCATGTAAAAAGGTAATTGCTTTGCCACGACCTAATGTTCCTTTGCTGCGTGTTCCTGCAACCTGATAAAACAATCGACTACGGTTCTT